ATGTCAGCACATCAATCTCATCGTTGTTGATGTACATCTCCAACATCACATCAAAGATTCTTTTGTTGAGTGGTGTTTCAAACCATTGTGATTTGATTCTCGGCAACATTGCCCGTGTTTGGTCGTAGAATAGTAGTTGACCAATTATGTAATCTTCAAGTTCGCTCGTCATATTCTTGCAAGTTAAATACTTTTCGGTGGATAATTTGTGGAGTAGTGGTATTATTTGAAAGGTTGTTGCTCTTCCAAGTTCGGACGGCTGCCTTCCAGTTCTTCATTTTGTTTTTACCAACTAACCATCCGTTTGATTCGTAGTAGTCAAACCATTTTTCGGATACATCAGCCATTCCAATTTCAGTCATATAGGTTTTGATTTCAACAATGGATGGTTTTTGAAATGCTGATACCTTCTTTTCTTTAATTGTATTTTCATTTTCATTTTCATTTTCCATATGTTGAACATATGTATCAGATATGTTTATCATATCTTCTTTCTTCATACGATTATTTCGTCTTGATTCTGAATAGGATTTCCGTTTGTCAACTTCTTGTTCTAATCGGACATTAAAAAATTTACCTTCTGAATCTTTTTGAAACTTGCTAAATATATCTTCATCATATGTTCCACATATCTGCAACATATCTTTTTCTGACAAATGTCCTTTCTGATGTTGTAAACAAAGCACAGTTATAAACTTGCCTTTTTGCTCCATTGACATCAGCAAAGTACCCGTCAAGAAATCTGACGAATAGAACAGGAACGCTGGGTCTTTGCTCATAAGTAATTAAATCTAATTGTTTTATATGCCATTTTAATTCTCATTGCTTCAGTTGAATATCTTAAATTATTAACACGACAAGCATCACTTAATGAGTTATATTTAATACCAGTATACAAATCAATAACTGGCTTTGATTTTTGTATAATACAAGCTCTAACAATTGCCTTCCTTTTCTCTTCAAATAACCCTGTATCCCAAGCGTGTTGAATGTTTTCTTGATGAGTCATCCATTCAAGATTAGTAACTGAATTATTTAATTTATTTCCATCCTTATGATTAACTTGTGGTTTACTTTCGGGATTCGGTAGAAAGGTTTTAGCAACTAATTGATGAATTAAATTACATCTTTGCTTTTCCCATTTACCTGCGACAAAAACTATTAAATACCCTCGTGTGTTTGGGAAAGGTTTCAAGATTCTTTCTTTGCCAAACTTCATACTTTTGACTCTGCCGTGATCAGAGATGTAGTACTCGCCATTGCATTCCGCAATTGCTTTCCATTGTTCGTGTTGTGTTTTCATTTTTGCTGCGAATAAAAAAAGCCCATCAGGATGACAGTGGTCGCAGCACCTATCATCCCAACGGGCAATAATCTTGAAAGTTTAACGAGAGCTGCGAAATCTCACCTTCTTCTACAAAAGTAATCAATCACGGTAAATATCCCAAATCTTTTTTTACTTTGACTTGGTATCTTTGGCGTGACTGGTAGTTCTGCCCACGAAGGTACTCGTGTTGCTCTTGAAGTTGAGCTCGTGTTCTCCTGATGGTTTCGGGTGATGGCAGTTGCTTGGCTTCAAACATCGTGAAGAAATCATTGCCGTTGCACATCCCTTTGTAAATTACCGTCATCAGTTTGAAATCACAATCCCTTGTTTCCGGTTGGTTAATCATTACTGCCGTTATCGTTGCTTTGATATATTTTTGCATAGTTGAAATGTGGTTTTATTTTAGTGTATAAAAATGCTGCTCTTTTTGGATTAATGTTTAATCTCCATCCGATGTATTCCCAAGTATGTCGCATATCCTCACGAAGAACTGCGATTGCCCAAATGAGTGCATACTCATCCATAGATTTCCTTCGCTTTGCTGAATCCGTCATTGTAGTGTTCCTGGCTTATGAATGGTTCGTACTGGGTTGCTTGTCGTTCTATGTCCATCAGGACTGATGTTGTGTAGATGTCAGACCTCAGCTCACCGCTTTGGACTTTTTCCCATAGCAACTCAAAGATAAATTCAGTTACTGTCTTCTTGTTGATCAATGAATTCTGCATAATCTTTTGCGTCTTGTTCGTTCTCAAATGTGGCGAGGAGTTCTCCTGCGAAATACACTCGCCACTTTATGATGAAATTAATTGATGCCTTTACGACCAGTGCTTTGAGCATTTTTTCTACTTTGAATTAAATCGTTGGCGTGAAGTTCCCAAGTTTTAGCACGGTCGTTTGCTTCGGCAATCTTTGACCTGATGGTCAGATTCTCCGTTTGCAAATCCCACAACTCACGATTCAACTTGTTTACCTGTTCTTGTAGTTCTTCTTCCCTTGTTGAAAGTGCGTTGACTTTGAACAAGGCAATGGCGAGAAACAAAGCCAGTCCGAGAATGATGATTGTTGTCATTTTATTTTTCCTTTGTAAAATTTGTTCTTGTAGATTGCCTTCGTGTAGGTATCAAATTCGGGGATGTAGTTGTCCTTCTCAAATTGATACGGTGATGCCTCCGGCAAGTTGTCAAAGTCATTGAAGTATTGTTTCAACTTCCAGTACACGAACATCACCGCAATGGTGATGGGTGTGATTACGATTAAAAATATCAAATCCATAGTTGTAAAATTAATGGGGGCGATTAAGCCCCCTCGTTGTTTAATAATTTGTAAGTGCCTCCTTGTCTGATCCCATTGTTAAAAAAAGAAAAGGAATAAGAATCACTTACTTTGATAGTAACTCGTTTTGGTCCTGCACTTGTGATTGTGCAAATGAGTTCTTCGCCCGACCTTGCACAAGTCAAAATTACTTGTGTGTTTCCGCTTTTTAACGCTTTTTGAAAATCTGCGTGTGTCATATTGTTTTGTGTTTGTGTCATATCCATAAATCAAACTAACAACATATTTTTCTATTCTGCAAATTTATTTTACTCCGACTTTGTGAATGAACGATTTATTTAGTAATTGACAAAAATAGTTCTCCAGCCGCAGACAACTTCTCGTCAATCATTTCCTGAATGTCCTCCTCCAAAGTGATCAAGGTTTGCGTGAGCTTCTTGCCAATGGGCATTCGTGGATCGTACGATAAGAACAACGCTTCAGTCATCTCCGTTGCAACCATACCCATCTGAACTTGCCAATAGTATTCCGGTCGTTTGGATTTCAACTGCTCGTTGTTGGTGATGAATGAGTTCTGCAGGTGGTTCCCGCTATTGAAAGGACATTTGATTTCAACCAGGTGTGTACCAAGTGCATCAGGACTATACCCACCCCATTCGCCATAGGTGATGAAGGTGTATGTTTCCGCACCGTAGTATGTGTAAAAGTCATCGGTCTGCTGAGTGAAGTAGTGGAACGCTTCTTTCTCGTGTTCCTTTCCCCAGTCCAAAGCACGACCATACATCTCCGCTCTTTGTCCGGTCAGATACTCCGCTGCCTTCTCAAAGATGAATGTCTTGGCAGTTTCTGACAGGTACTCCGATTTGTTTTTCGGACTACCCATCAGCTTGTGGATTTCAGATGCGGTGAAGCGAGAACGCCTCAGATCTTGCCAGTCGTCTTCGTTCAAATTAGTGTGAATTGTTGGAAGTTGAAGTTTCATTTTTCCCCTATTAAAAGTTTCTGATTTGTTTCGCTCACTTCAAACTTGGTGGTGATGTCGGTCATCAGTCCACCTGTCTGCAAGTGTTCAACTGCCTTTGCCCAACTCTTGTGCTTTGGCGTGAGTTCTTCTTTCTTGGGTGCTGACTGCCTTCCCATTGCTTTCTCACCATCGTCATCATCGTCAATGTTTAGATTTAGGATTGAACCGAGTGCATATCTCCGTGCATAGGTCATTGCACTTCCCATTGCTTGTGGATCGTTTTGTTTTGCAACCGGCATCACATAGGATGATTCCATCCACTCGCCTGATTCAGCGTGAACGATTAATGTCGTGAGTGCATTCCCATCAGGGAACTGTGTAATTGCCAAACCGCATTCGCTCAATGGCTTTTGGATGGTGTCCAGTATGTTCGCTAAACTTGCATACTTTGATTTGAAGAAAGGATTGCTTGATTCCTTTCCGACCTTGCTCACCGTTGCTTGGAAGTTTACCAACGCACCGGCAATGTTCTTAATTGATTCTGATTTATTCATAGAGTTTTTATAAAAAGTTAGTTTGTTGTCCGAGCATAAATAACACAGTGAACTTGTCCACTTCGTTGTTGAAGAATGCCTCAGAATTAATGCCATCAAATTCCTTAGTCACGCAATCACCGAATCCAACTTCTCGTGAGTTGACATATTCTTGAAGCTCATCAATGTGGTTTTTGATTAACCAATGGTCAACGGCTTCAATCGTGTAGATGTATTTCTCTACCTGCACGATACCAGGAACGGAAAGAATCCATCCGTTGATTGCCAACTCAATCATTGGACACCTCCCTCAATGCAATCTCAATGACGGCTTTTGCTTTTGGAGAAACGATGTTTCCCTCAACTAAATACTTTCTGACAGTTGGAAGTGATACTCCCGTTTTTCTTGCGACAATCTGATAAAGACCTTGTCTGCGTTTCAGTTTGATGATTTCAATTGCTTTCGTGTAATCCATAACGAGAGCAAAAGTAAAATAAACTTATCAGTAATGCAAATAAATTTTACTTTTAATTATATTTTTATGTCCTCCGAGAATATCAAATCCCCAAAACGAGCGTTCAACTCGTTGACCAATTCCATCTGAATTGATTCGGTGAATGCCTTTTCAAGGAATGGTTGTGCCTTAGTTCCGCTTCGGTGAATCTTTTTGGCAATGGCTTTGGCAAGTGAATCGTAGGTTTGACCGTCGCTTGGTTTAATACCCTTTTGACTGATCCAAGTTTTTAACGATTGCCACAAGTAGGGAGTGCCTTCAATATGTCCTCCTCGTGTTGGTTTCCTTCCGTATTCTATGAACTCCCAATAATCCTCAGCCAAAAGAATGGTGTTGATTGATGTCGGCGATTTGGTGATAGTACCAGGAATGAAAGATTGTCGGAGTTTAGATGATGCGTTTGTTCCATTGGCATCAAGATTTGCCCAAATCGGTGGGATCACCTTCTTGTTCCACCATTCAACGATGATCTGCTGAAGGAGTGAACCTTGAGATGCATCACCTAAATAAGTATCAAGGGCATCAGGCAATTTGGATAAATCTATTTCAGCCATCCTACAAGCGTTAAAACAACTAATGCTATACTTATACTCTTGAATAACTTCAAAGTGCGTGAGATGGCTTTGTTTTGCTTCACAAGGACTTTGTTCTCATCCTTCAGATATCCGATGTTTAACTTCTGCTTGATGATGATGGAATCTTGCTGATCAATGATGATGGAATCCGCTTGGACAACCTTCATCAACTGGCTCACTTTCTGCCGTGCGATTGCACCTTTGACAAGATAACTATTCGCAGTTCGTAGAGTCGCAGAATCTATGGAGACGGATTGCCCCTTCAAGCCCTGAAGATGTAGCATCAAAAGTATCAAGAAATATCGTGTCATAGTGGTTGATTTCTTCAATGAGCTTTATTCTTTTTATCTTGGTGTGTTCCACAATTCTTTCGTGCATCTCTACATTGATCTGCGGTGGTACGGGTCGGTGTTCTTCTTCAAAGTTGAACATTGACCAAAGCACACTACACAGGAACGACGCAACTATTAGCCAAATAAGGAGTGAGGATTTGGAAGTTGATTGCATATCCAGCAAGTATATCAGTTTTCGCATCGTAGAAAGGAGTGGCATTCCCGTTGATGCTTAATTCAAAATCACCATCTGCTTGATTGTTGTTGTCAATCAAAGCAAATATGTCAGCCATAATCTGAGCCGTATCCGAAAGCACTTCAATCGTGTTGGATTCAGATTCAAAAACACGATCCATCACAATCAATGCAAAGTTGTATGTCATTAACTTCCCGGCTGACTGGAGATTGAACCCATCAGGATACAACCAAACAAGCGGATAGTACTCAACATTCTCAACCGTGAGATTGGACTGCTGACCTACACCAAAGTGACCGACCATTTTATGGCTTTCGGCTGCTTCTTGGATTTTTGTGATGATTTGGTTTAGGGTCATTCTTTAGGAATTTGAGAAGTTTGGCTTCGTTGTTTTTCTGCCACTTATTTGTCCGTGTCGGGGAAGTCGTATCCCCAAAAGCAGTCGTCATAGTTTGTAGGTAGATAAATGCCTCCGCTGAATGCGGTGTTCTTTGGTCTGATGGTGTCAAAGGTATTGCCTGGATTCAAGAACAATGGATAATCATTTGTATTGGTACGCAAGTAATCACGCAACCTATTTGCATAGTATTCCGCTTTGTCACGATATCTGCCTTCAATCAATGTCATCTCTTCCACCGATACTGCACGAGCATTGTCAGATTCTCTTGATGCAACCGATTTGTTCATCAACTTGAATGTCATTGGCAACATTGCCTCAGTCAAAGTGTAGTATCTCAAACACGGTGCAATGTATGAATCCAAAAGGGTTGTGTTTAAGTTGGTCAAAGTCCCTGCGAATGCCTGTGTCTGCAATTCATTGTAAATGCCTGAACCAATGACATCCCGGATATAGATCTCTTGAGCTTCTTTGATTGCTGACTTCAGCAACTTATCGTCAACATTCTGATTCAAAGGCGTGTTCGACTTCAAATAACTCGTTGATATGAAATATACAAAGTTTGTCATTTCTTAATTCTCCTTAATAATTGTTGTTGCCAAATGTGTCTGCATTGTGGAACATTCACATCTCTCACCGGGTCGTGATACCATCCACCTCGTCTTGACCAAACATCAATCTCCGTTTGCAATGACATCGCATCGATATCTGCACGAGAATAAACACGATTGCTACCAACTATTTGTTTGCAGAAATCACGCGATCCGGCTATGAGTATTCCACCTGACATTCCTGGTGCAAGTGCGTACTTGTAACGAACCACGATTTCGGTTTGTAACTGACTGATTTCATCCAATCCTTTTGGGGTTACTTCCAATCCTTGATTGTATCCCTTGATTAACTTGGCATCGTTTAATTTTGCAATGGTATCAACCACCACTTGTGGATCGAGTTTGGTGATGTTGACGATGTCACCTATCTGCAAACCTTTGTTTTCCTTCAGCACATTCAAGATGGCTGATTCAATCGCAGATGCGAAGTCAAACTTCATCGGTTCAAAGTTCTCCGCTGGTTCACCATACTTCATAAACACCGCCAAATCTCTTTCATCATCCCATCCAAAAGGATTTTGTGATGACATCGCAACGGGTGCTGATGAAGATTCCAACAAATCACCGCCAACTATTGGATCAAGTCCAGCCAATTGACGCTTCTCGTTGATGGTCATATTGGACAAGACATTGTTTGCAACCAACGGACTCAATGCGTTGATGGCATCGTTCAATGATGACTGCACTTTTACATTTGAAATTTGTGGAAGTCCTAATTCTGCACGGGCTTCTTCGTTTGAAATCAAACCGGCAGTAAATAACGCCTGATAATCCAATCCAATAGGTGGTTTGTTGATTGTTTCCAAGCGAACTGGACTGATGAACTCAAACAAGTAAGTCAAAGTATCATCAATCTTTTGTTGTCTTGGTTCAATGTATGACTGTTGGAACATCTCATACGCTTCAATCATCTCTGAACGACCACCCAATTGACCCTCTACACGCACTCCAAAGAGCATTGGTGAGTTTACCTTGTGTGCAACGAATATCTCTTGTTGTACGGTCTTATTCAATAAATCAAATTGCTTGTCAAAGTCCGATGGTTGCAAGTTGCTGATGACTGATTCTTTCTCTTGTGGATCGTTGTATTGGATGATAAGTCCACCGGCATTGTCCGTGCCTTGATAGTTTTCCTTGAATCGTCTTGCAGTTGCACGAGCTTCTTCAGGTGTTGGGATTCCCTTAAATAACTGGATGTGGGTTTGTGCGGTGAATCCGTTTTTGATGCTATTCAAATAATAATTTGAAATCTCCGTGTCCACTTCAATGTACTTCAACGCACCGATGTAATCAGGCAAAGGATATTCGCCTTGTCCGGGTCGGTAGAATTGGCAATAATAAAGTGACTTTGATTCTCTTGTAGTTGTGTTGAATGGCTGATAGTGAACTTGCTCTGCCTTGCGGTCAGTCCAATCCTCACAATACACATACTCACCTTCAAGTCCTTTGCGGATATTCTTGAAAGGGATGTGGTATATTTCAGCAATTGCCGTCTTCGCCTTGTTCCAAATTACCTCAAGGCAATAGCCATTGAACAACTCAAGGTCGTACGCTATTTTACCTTTGACTTGATTAAGGGTTTCGTAGCCGTTGATGGCTTTGATCTTGGCTTCGGCTTTTGCGATGTCAACGGTGTTTTGTCCAAATACTTTAGTGCCAACTCCAGATATATACGAAGCTTTTGAAGAAACGATTGCATTGTGTTTAGGGGATTTGTTAAATAGTTCTATAAGAAATTCGGGATAGAGATTGTCCGCTCCGAAAGTGACATATCCCTTCGCCTTATTCTCTTTGAATACTGGCAAGACATTGTCGTGAAAATTAATTCTTTGGAAGATCATCTCTACTAAATAGCAATCATTCCTTTTTGTTTGAGAACTTGTCTATTGATGTAAATCCAAGACAAGCAATCACGATGAATTCTACCGCAGTAACCAAATCGGGAGAAGGTACAATGTCAGCAGGACTAAGAGAATTGTGAGCCATAGTCCCAAACAAAACAAAAGCACCGATGATGCCAACGAATCTTTTGGATGATGCTTCTCCTTTGTCACCTTTGAAAAAATCTAAAAACTTCATATTTCGTTTGAGTTTAATAATGTGTAAGTGAAGGAATTTCCGTGTAGTGCTGCGGCTTTTTTAACGATGACCATAAACTCGTCAAAGTCAGCTGACTTTTTGAACACCTGACATCCCTCACTCCAATTCTCCACATAGGTAGAATCTGCACCAGCTTTGTGGATGTTGATTCCAAACACGCCCTCTTGGATTTTGCTTTCATCATAGGTCATATCCTTGTTGGCATCACGATAAACTTTGACATTCTTCGCTTGTTTCAACGCCTCATATTTGCCTTGATGCAAACCGATAGCGTGTGAACCACGATATTGACCAGCAACCAAACGAGCAACACCAGCAGCGTTGTGAAATTCCTTCACGCCCTTTGTTCCTGGATCAGTTGTGGCTGCCCACTTTTTGAATACCCAAGCACCGTTGTGTTTGTAGCTTAGAGTTAGAAAGTCATCAAATAGGTTTGTCACCTTGTTACCGGTTGAACTTTGGCGAACACCGATGATGTTCAGATTCAATTCTCCGTCTGAGAAATAAGCGAATCCCTTTTTGATCATCGCTGATTCAATTTGTTCTCTTGTCATTTTCCTTGTCCGTTATATGGTTTTGAACTCTTATGTTTGTTTTTGTGCTTGGTATGTCTGCGGAGCTTATTCTTTGGCTTCGCTCTGAATGTGGATGTGTTGGTTGCCTTTGCCATTAGTTGTAGATGTATAATCTGAAGTACTCAAAATCTTCTTTACCACCCTCTTCAACATAGTTCAACCAAGCATCGTATGCCTTGCCTGATAGTTTCAATGGGGCTTCGCTTGTATCAAGTCCAGCACCAATCATCTTGGCTGAAAACACTTCAACTTTCTTGGTCATCACATCAACCTTGTTCTCGGCAATGGCAACGGCTTCTTTTAACTGTGCTTTCTCTTCAACTTTCTCAGCGACCATCTTCTCACCCATTGCTTTTGCTTGTGCAGTTGCAACCGATGCCATCTCTAAATTCTCAGATATCTTTTGGAGCATCAGTTCCACTTCGTCAACAGGTACTGACTTGGTCTTTTCAATTGGTGTGGCAATAATCCCCACAAAAAAACAAGCGACAAAAAGCAATGTGATGTGTTTCATAGTTTCTTCATAGTATTCATTATGCGAATCTCCGTGATGGCTGATGCCAATGCAGAATCCGAACGCTTTAGGGCGTAGGTCAATCGGTCAATCTTAATATCAAGTTGATCTATCTTGTGATTACTCTTTTCAATCTGCTCTTTATACCCTGAACGAAGGTCAATGTAAAGATAGCTGACAGCCACAAGCATACAAAAAGCCACGGCAGCAATTGGATTTTTCTTAAATTGGTCAAACGATACTGGAAGTGCTGAAGGTTTTTTGATAGATGCCACGCAAAGAAATAGAAAATCAGTCCTTGTGTTGCTTTTTGTCTTTCGCCATATAATACTGATCAACGAAGAACACCAATCCAAAGAAGAACAATGCAATCATCGCTCCTGCGAAGATGCTGACGATGTACATTTCTGCTATCTTTTCCATTACTTTTTATCTGCCATATGTTTAACACCCATAATCGTTCCTATGATTGAGAACGAGTTGGTCAAGATGATTCCAAATAGATTGCTCCAGGTAGTTTCAATGATTGTAGAATTTAAGCCTTTACTGATGACATACAAATAAAGTATAGTGGTCAAGATACAAACCGCACCAATCACCGATAATGCGACCTTGACAATCAATCCAATCAGTTCAAATTGAGTGCGTTTTTGTAGTGATTCCAAATCCTCAACCGCTGCGTTCTTGAGCATCTCAGATTGTGCAAGTGATTCTTGCAAATCTATCATCAACTTCTCACGATCCGCTTGGCTTTCAATTAAGTCCTTGTTTTGTGATTGGACTTGTTTGGTAATCTCTAATCGTTTCCGTCTTGTTTCTTGATCACGCTGCTTTGCCTCGTCAATGTACCTTTGGAATTCCTCATCCGTTGTTTGGATGACTTTCAAGACATTGCCCTCTAAACCAACCTTTTTTGTTTTCCATAGGTTGAGCAGTTGTTGGGCAGTATCATTGCTTAGAATCACTTGTATACCTTAAACGGAGCAGTTTTATTCTTGTACCCTTGATAATCTCTGCGGAAAGATTCCAATCTCGGCTCAATCTCATCGGATTTGATAATCCAAAACTGAGCTCCAACGGATTTCGCCTTGTCAATTTCTTGCTTATCGTCTGAACTGCTGATGATTCCAATGACAACACCGTTGCCGTACTCCGTGTTGATTTTGCGGATCAACTCAATTCCATCAAACGAACTGCCGATGATGTTCAAATCCACAAACACGCATTCGGGTCTATCTTCCACAGGACCTTCATTGAACCACTTCTTGAATAGTCGGTCGGCTTCGTCTGAAGATGTTAAACTCTGGAGGGAAAGTGTGATGTCCAGCAACGAGCAAGAATCTTCAAAAACTAAGTGGAATAAATCCTCGTCATCTACAAGCAATATGGAATCAATCATCGTATTTTTATCTTTAATTTTGTACCTATTTCTAATTTCTCAGCAGTTACCGGGAATTTGTGTTCATCCATTATCGCAATACAAATGTTCAAACCCAATCCGCTTCCAGCTTCTTTCTGCCCTTCTTTTCGTTTATACGGTTGCGACCATTGAATCAAATCCTCTTGACTCATTCCACGACCATTGTCAACGATGCAAAGATAGTTGTCCTCCGCAAATATGCGAATCACCTTTGTTGAACTATCGTTGTACTTTAACCCGTTTCTGATTAGGTTATCAACGGCAGTACAAAACAATGACTCGTTCACTTCAATGATGGGCAGCTCTTCAATGACAACTTGCTTTTCGTAACTGGTACTGCTCAGGTAACTGATTAGGATTTCACGCAGATCAAACTCATTCTTTTCAAGTTGTGCATCTGCCTTCACAAGGTTGGTGAATTCCTTCACTCCCTTGTAAACTTTTTGCGTGTGGGTCAATCCCTCTTCAATCATTCGCAAAGGTGCATCAATCTTCAAGTCCTTAATTTGCTCTTCAGACAATCTCCGTTTTAAGGAACTCAAACCACGAGGAATGTATGTGTTGATTCCTGAGTGCATATCGTGTCTTAGAATCTTCGCAGCGTGTTCCAAATAGGAATTCTTTTTGTTTACATCCGCTTCAATTATCTTCTTGTCGGTGATGTCGGTTGCAATCAGCATCACTTTGTAAACTTCACCGTATGGATCTTTGATGGGGTTGTAGTTACCGAATAGCCAAATCTCCGAGCCATCTGATTTGAGCCGTTGATATTCTCCTTGCTTGAATCTGCCAACTCTAAGCTCATTCCAAAACGACTGCCATTGTGATTGAACAAAATCCGCAACAAGAACTTTGTGCGATTGTCCAATAATGTCATCATAGCCGAGAACTGTGTAGAACTTTGGATTGGCTTTTGTGATTGTGCCATCCTTGTCAAACTCTAACAGGATATTACTGGCATCAATGGCATTGAATGTATCATCTATTGATTGGAATTTATGTCGTGCTTTTCTGACGAACTCAATCACAACGAAATAGAAAAAAGGTATAAAGGCAATAATTGACCAATAGCCAAAAAGAGCCGATGTGTAGGTCGGCTCAATGTATTTGAAAACAAGTGCGGACTGCACGGAAAGAAAGGTCAGCATAATTACCGCAGCAATTATCAAAGCAATCCAACTACGGATGCTTAGTTTCATATCGGAAATGGTGGTGGTGGTGGTGGGATGTATTCGGATTGGGGTAAGGTTAGAACCCAAGCGTATTGTGATGCTTGAACTTCTGGCTTGTCCTCATCGCTAAGGAACAAAAACCAAACGCCGTTAATATCTTGAACGCAATTAAAGAACTGATAAGGTGAGTAGTATTGCCCTTGTATCAAATCCTTTTGTTCGGGTGTAAGTGTGTAACCTATCATTATACTTGGCGTGAAAGGGTGGTTTGAAACGCTTGTACTGCGGTATAAAAGTTATTAAATTGAGTATTACTCAATGAATCCCCCATATGTGCAAACGCTATTTCTCTTGATGAAAAGTCATTGGCAGTACCGTTAGCATTACTAGCTCCTATATAAACATTGTTGTTTGGTAAAGTAGTTTGTGCGGTTGTTGTTGTTCTTGCAGTTGCGGTATTTCTTTCAAATGATATCCAAGAAGAAGCCCCACTTCTTGAAGTCCCCCACATACCACTCGCATTCGATGTAGTGACTGATACATAAGCGGACAGATAATCCCAACAATAGAAATCCCTTGTGGTATTGTTTGTTCGTATAAGCGTCAATGGTAGTGCTGATCCTCCTTGATAATTTCCAATATCAGTTCTTCCTCCGCTACCCATTGTTGAAGTTCTAATATAAGCACTCAAAGAAAAATTATTGACAGTTTGATTTGTATTGCTATTGAATGTGGTATCCAAAAACGCACTCGTTCCGTTAGGCGTTGCCCCCGTACTCGCAAAAGTCCAACCGCTGGTAAATGTACCCGTAAAACTTGAACTCTTTAAGTTCTGCGCACACGCTGCCGCACTTGCCCCCACCATTGGATAAATGGCTTTCATTAATGTCCAAGTTCCATCGGCTTTCATTTGTCTGACAAGAGTATCAATTGCAACTTGTTCAGTTGCTGACAATGTTCCCCCTGCGGTAGTTACCCTTGCAAAAAATGCATTTGCATCCGCATCAAAATCATTGACTTCTTGACTTCCAATTAACCCCAACTGCGTAGGCAATTGCCCAGCGACTAACTTGTCACCGAACAATTTTTCATTAAAGCCACGCATTATCCCAAAGTCCGGCATCTTAATAGTCCCCTTTTACTGCAAATATATTTACTCCTGCGGTGATGGCAACTGTTGTTCCAACTTTTACGACTTGACCTGCTTTTAACTGCAAATCAGAGTAAGCAGTTACCGCCCTTTGAGATGTTGTTGTAGTTGTCCCAGTAATTGGAGCAAGTGAAATTTCATCAAACAACTTAAAGTTCGCACCGCTTGAATCACTCACAAAAATCAAAACCAAAGTTGCGGTATTTGTTCCAGCAACCTTTGCCCCAATCTGCGTGATCTTCGTGCCGTTGGTTGCAGCAGTTAAAAGCGTGACGGTGTTTGTCATCGTTGCACCTGTTCGGTCGGTTGTTGCAGTAGTCACCGTTGCGATTGCAAGTTCTGGTGATAGTGCGAATATGGGTGATGTATTTGCTGCCATTTTAGTAGTTGTAAAATAAGTATAAATCCCCACCCGTTGAAGGTGGAATGTTTAAGTTTGTCAAATTACTTCCGTCAACGGCAGGAAGTTTTGCAGACGCATCCAACTGTACTAATTGAGATACTCCGTTAAATGTGTTTCCTTGCTTTGTAACGGCAGATGTTAACCTCGCATCAGCCAATGTGCCACTTGAGATATTTGATGCGTTTGTAGTGTCTACATCGGCAACATTGCCCAACCCGACTTGTGCTTTTGTGGTGGCGTGTGGGTTGCTTGTATCGGATGTGTGTGATGTAAGTGTTGAAAGGTTTGCGGTGATCTGTGCTTGTAACTTTCCGAAGGCAACCAATACTGAATCAGTTGCGGAAATCACGGCATTTGTCACCAATGAAATACCCGTCAACACGACTGCTCTCACTCTCGCTGCGGTGAAATACTCGTTTGTTCCCTCGCTTATGTCCGTTGTTGTCAATACAACTGCACCCGTCTTTGTGTTTACGGATTGGACATTGCCCTGTGATGCGATGGTGATGGTTTGAAGTGCATCGTCAAAAGTGATGGATGTATTTGAACCAGCTTTGAACGCTGCCTTTGCCTTCGTGTAAACTCGTGTATTGGTGAAATATAGGTTTGTTCCTTCGGCAAGGTTTGTCGTTGTACTGGCTTCCAATACACGCTGACCGATGTTGGCAAGGTTTGTCCGTTTGGTGACATTCTCGGAATAGTCAACGATTGGAATTGAGTCCTGATTGACATCAATAGTTCCAATGGAATCAAGTTGTGAAATTTTCTTGTTAGACATAACTTTCTATCAAACGACCTCCATCCTCTTGGAGCAATAAAAATGAATCCTCAGTTAATAAGAAAGCAGCCGTCAACGCATCTACTTCGTAGTTCTTCTTGACATCATCCACGCTTCGCTCAAACCCCATATCCCTATTCGTGGTGAATAGTTTCTTGGTGAGTGATACTTCGTGTTCAACGCCCATATCACGATTCGTGGTGTAGATTTTCTCGCTCACGATACCTGATAAAATAACTCGTTGTTTAACAATGGAAGAACTTTCAATAATCCCGTTTCAACCAACTCATCAGCCAATGATGGATTCAAGTTGTTGGATGAAATCTGAGCGTAGATATTGTACTCGTGTTCACCGACCTCCAAAGTTTTGGCATCCGTTACACCTTCATCAAACAAGAACTTGTTGTATCGTTCTTTGAAAGTGGATGTGTCAGTCAATATGAAATTCTTGACCGCATCGGTTTGTCTGCACTTCATACTGAACAGGAAATACGGATTTGCAATCGTCACTTTTTCGGTGAGAGTTACATACCAGTATTCAGAATCTTGCTTAGTTACTTGGAGCATCTACCTAAAATAGCGACTTGTCTTTTATGTAACAAAAAAGGGTGAGCAAATGCCCACCCTCTCTCTCTATGAATCAAGCAGAATTAAATGCCCAATGTTGTGATCACTGATGCTTGTACCAAGAATGGTGCTTCAGCTTCAATGGCGGATAGAGTCACCTCGTATCCAGTAGAGTCACCCATAGCAGTTCCCGTGTTGCTGACCATTGCGGTCACATCACAACCCAAGTCCTTACCGGCTAACCAATACTCATCATTGTTGGTTTTAACGATGCAATAGCAACGACCTTGTGCAAGGAGTTTCATCTCGTTACGCTTGGTGGTTGACAATCTGCGAAGTTTGAACGCAATGTCCGCTTGGTTGAAAGATGTGCCGTTTTCAATGCTCACATTTGTGGTGTTTGTCATTGAGCCGGTTGCTTTCGGTAGCTCGTAAGTGTATACATCACCGCTTACAACAGTTGTCGCGGTTACTACACCACTAACAACGGTAAACTTTGATGCAGTCCAACTGATTAAGTGGATGCTTTTGATACCCCCGATTGCTTCTTTGCAATCAAGGGTAAATCCTGATGTTAATAAACAAGCCATCCTACCTTAGATTAAAGGGTGAAATAAACAACTTCAGATGGGAATGCAACCTGCACTCCATATTTGAAAGTCAAACGGAAACGCACTTCGTCTGAGTCCTCTGAATACCACAGCTTTGTGATTTCTTCTTCATTTGCAAGGTCAGTTCCTAAGAAGAAGTTAGACAATGAACCAGCAACAATCTTGTTTGTTCCGTTCAAACCACCAACTCCGATCAACTTCATATTAGTACCAGGATACACCATCTCCATTGTAGTAGCTGCATCAGCAACATAATGAAACAAGTTAGCGTTCTTCAAGTTTACCAACATCAATTTGTAAGCATCGATTCCCAAGAAGCAAACTAAGTCGCTTTTCTCAGCAACGGCAGCAGGGATGTTTGCATAAACTTGATCTAAGATCTCATCGATGTTTGCAGAAGTTACAGTTGTGAAAGTTGTTGGGGCAGCATTTGCCAATGTTGGAGATGCAGCAGAGATGATCTTGTTCAAACCATCAAAGCGGTTCAAGTTAGGATTACCACTTGCAGTATCACCCTGCCAAAGAGCAGTTTCCAAAGTTTGTGCAATCACGGCTACCTTCTCGTTACCAATCTGCTCCTCAAAAGGAATCATTGTTGGTGAGCCGGGCATAATTTGTGTTTGCATCCACTTTGCTTCCAAAGTTTTAGGACAAAGAGTTTCTTCAACTTTCACAGCACCAACGGTGATGTTTCTTTGTGTGAAGGTAGTTGTACCACTTGGATTGTATCCGCAGCCATCGGCTTGAAAGAATACAGTTGAAGCGATAATGTTCAAGGCAGCAGATGACTTAACACCTACCTGCACCTGATTTGCAGCGTACATCGCAGCAGCAGTTTTGCCGCTGAACAATGCTTTAACCAACAAGTCTGTTGATTGTTCGTTGTTGTAATTAACGAGAGATCCGACTGAAAATGCCATAGTTTTAGTTTATTTATTTAGTGAGTTTTTTAATCTTTTCAATGCTTCAAACTGATCATTCTTCTTGTTTGAAACGGGAGTTTTGGTTGGTTCTTCTGAAGGCAAGTCAGCAACTTTCTCGATCAAGTCAATTGCTTTGCTCATTGCTTCTTTGTGGTTGTTGTTAGATGCAGTCAATGTTGCTACCTTAGCAGTCAATTCAGCAATGGCAGTTTCCATCTTAGCAACAACTTCGTTGAATGCAGATACGGTTGCGAACTCTTCGGCTTCTACTTCAACTTCGATTTCAGGTTCAACGATTTCAGTAACGATTCCGTCAACAGTTGTCACCAACAAACCACCTTCAACCTCGTGAGTTGCATCAGGTGCTGGAATGTCACCTTCAGCAGTTTGAACGAAGATGGCAGTTCCGATTGCCAATTCGCCTTCGTAAGAGATTACAGTCCCATCAGTCAAAGTGGCAGTTGCCATCTCAACTTTGATTTCTTCGTCAGAGAATCCGAGCATAGTGCGGATTTCTTTCAATGTTTCTTTTGCGTTCATTTGTATATTAATTAGTTTTTAGTTGTAAGTGTTGCAATTTTACTTGCCATTCCATTGGGAAAGGATTGATTTCATTTGCTCAAGGAGTTGTTCATCAGCATCAACGGGAAAGTCAAAAACACCCTCGACTGAGAATCCTTTGAACTCGCCTGACTTTACTTTTGCCCACACATCTTCGTTGTCTATTAGGTAACTGACAAACCAAGAACCATCGGCAACCTCTTCAAATCCCTTCGGTGGCATCACGCCCCGTTCACGATCAATGATGTATGATTCAAATAAGCTCACGCCATCAGCGATTGGTGTTTTGTGGTGAGTGTTTACCGCATCGTACTTGTTGCCTCTTGCCCACTTCTTGGCAATTTTGAAGATGCTCTCCTTGTCAAATACCACATAGTATTCACCACGCACATCGTCCCTTCGGTAAATGGGTAGGTCGGCAATCATTGCTGCACCTGTAACGATGCGTTTTTCTTCATCCTTGATTTCAAACCTTTGGGTAATTTCTGCAAATGCAAGAAAGTCCTTTTGTATGGCTGGAGTTTCAACCAAAGAAACAAACTCAATGCCCGTTTCCTCGTCAAATTCATTGATGTCTAATCGGTATACTGGTAACTTCATCATCTCTAAATAGCGTTATTTTACAACGGATACTTTTTTGGTGGAATCTACACGATCACTTGTTCTGCGGATGTCACCTTCAGTCACAAATACTTTGGTATCAAATCCGCTTACTGTTGGAAGTGTTGAGCTTACTTGTGGTGCTGCCATTTGCGGAGCTCCACCTCCACCCATTTGTGATGGTGCTGATGCTGACCCACCGCCTTTGCCACTTTTTAAGATTGCTCTTGCCTTGTTTGCTGCTCCCAACACCGCAGCAATTTGCGATGCGTAGAATATCGGGAATGCAAATGGTGCTGCTGGTCCTGTTGCCTTTGCTCCTTTTTGTGCGATGTCTAATGCATTGATAAATCCAACACCAGTACCGATTGCAATGTCAACCAATGCTGCGGCTTTTGCTGCATCACTACCTTCTTTGAACATTGCACCAAGTGCCGATACGGCATCCCTCGTTGCTCCGATCATTTGGTCTTTTGCTGCTGCCAATGCTTCCTCGTTTGCAATTTGGTCGGCAGTTGCTTTTGCCTGGTCGGCTGCTTGTTGATCATCAATCTCCTTTTGCTTTAATCTTTTATCATCTGCAAGTTTGAGTTCTGCTGCATCCACTTCCGCAGTTGCCACGATTTGCAAGTCGTTATACTTTCGCTCAATGGCTGCTTTGGCTTCTGCATTGTCACCGATGGCTTTCAGTTCCGCTGCTTTTGCTTCTTCAAGTGCGGCTAATTTGTTCTCATATTCTTTTTGAATTCTATCCGATTCATCAGTCAGCAATGCCAGTTCTTTTTGTCGTGCTGCATCTCTTGCGGATGCTTCCGCTGCCAATGTATCATCGGTGATTTTCTTTTTCTCATCAGCAAGTTTAGCAGCATCATCCAATTCTTTTTGTGCAGCATCATCGTTAATCTTCTTTTTGTCCTCCGCTGCTTTTGTATGAATGGCATTGATTGAAAGTTGATATCCGGCGTTTGTGTTCTTGAGTGTGTTCAGTTGTTTCTTGGTTTCTGCGATTGCTGCATCGGCTTCCTTTTCTACTGACTTTGGATCAAACACCATTTTTGCCAAAGTGCCACTAAATGCATCTTGCAATCCGAAATCTTGTCCCAATGCTTTTCCAACATTGTCAATTGTCTTGAGCAACATTGTAAGAGGAAATGTCAAGAACTCAATTACTCCTTTGAGGATATCTTGGTTTCTTTGAGCAGCATCCATCTGAGCTTGTTTCATCGTTTCTTGGGCGGATAATTGTGCCTCAAGTTGGGTGATGACCGCACTCGTTTGTTGAATTTTAAGTTTGAGAATTTCTTCTTCGGTCAATCCTTGCAACTTCAAGATGCTATCTTGTCCGTTTAATGTATCAAGTTTATCTTGTTCAACTTTTTCTTGTGCTTTTGAATCAGTTAAAAGTTTCTTTTGCTCTGAATC